CGTCGATCTCGGTGTAACCCGATGTGCTGCCGTTGAGACGGATACTCATTTGTTTGCCTCCAGGGCGGTCTTGATTTCGTCAGGGGTAGACGCGCCTTCAATCACGTCTTGGATTAGAGCGTATTTATCGCGGATCTCTTGGCGGGCTTCTTCTGCTGCAACAGCGTCAGCGCCAGGGATCTGCTTAGCGATCACCTCGTCGTAGGGTTTGAACTCCTCAGCGCGTTGTTGGCGGCGACGGTCGTGGCCGATCTCTTTGCATTTATCGAGGTCGTGTTCGATGCAGCAGTCACCCATGACCCAGGCATTGCGGAAGTAGCGGTCACTGGGGATGTCGTCAGCGGAGACGATCTCGTAGGGCACGCCTTCGGGCACATCCTTGAGAGCCAGTTCCACGGACTCGGTTGGGATGATGATGGAGACTCCGCCGGTCTCGTTTTGGTAGATGATTCTGTTCATGGGGTTACCTCAGCGGAAGATGGCGACAAAATTATTTTCGGTGTCCACGATGCCAGTGGTTACACGAAATGTAAGCAGTTTGACCGCAGTTGTTGTGGGAGATGTTCCGGAGTCAACATTCAGAACTGTGCCATTAACAGCACTTGTTCTATTTGTCGTAGCGACTACGGAGTAATTCGCATCCGCCAACGCCGTCGTGAAGTTCACCGTATAGTCGCCCGTCCCGTTATCTGTAATGCTGCTTACGTTGTAGCTGGCGCGGATCGCCACCGTCGAGGTGCCGTTGAAGTTGACCCATGCCTTTGCCAGACCCGAAGCCTCGTTGCTGCCCAACTTGGCGGTGGTGACGGCGTTGGCTGCAATGTCATCCGTGGTGATCACGCCATCGGGCAGACCGCCTGCTGTAATTCCGGTTACGGTGCCGGATCCGTTAATAGTAATAGGCATCAGACAATTACCCAACTAGAGCCAGAGGGCACAACAACTGTGACCCCCGAGTTAATTGTTACTGGACCAGCAGTCATAGCATTTTTGTTTGTACTAATAGTGTAATTGGTGGTTACGGTTTGGTCGTTCTCATAGAAAACTTGATCCGTTCCGCCACCAGAAGCGCCACCGGCAGGACCCCAAGAGAGAGTGCCAGATCCATTGGTTTTAAGTGCTTGACCACTGGAACCGTCAGCGTTAGGAAGGGTCCAGATAATGGCACTAGAAAGACTGCTAGGAGCCTTAAAACCTACCCAATCTGAAACAGTATTACCAAGGAACCGAAGCTCTGACTTGTTGGTGCCGCCATAAACGCCAAGCGTGACGCCAGTGCTGTTCAACTGGCTGATCATTACGTTGCTGGACAGGCGTGTTACGTCAGAGCCAGTAGCCCGATAACCGCCAGCCGCAGTGATCTCAGAAATCTGGCCGCCATCAACTGTAAAGACAACTTTGCCAGTGCCAGTATCTACAACTTCAACGCTGGAGTTGCCTTCGCTGATCTTGTCAGGTGCTAATTCATCAACAACTTCTTGAATAGCGTTTTGAACGTTAGTTGATGAAATATTGCCATAAGGCGTAAAGCTAATATTGACAGCATCACCAGGTACATAAGCCACCACCCAGACAGAGCCGGTATAGACCTTCATCACCGAAGAGGTGGTGTTGTAATAAAGGTCACCAGCGTTTAGAGGATCCCCATCGTTGTCAACAGTGGGATCGCTGGCTTTAGCACCCAGGTAGCGGTCATCAAAGCTGTCAAAGGCAGCCAGAGCAGAAGCAGCAGAACTGGCGGCACTGGTTGCACTGTTAGAGGCGTTGGTGGCACTGGTGGCTGCGTTAGAGGCGCTTGTAGAGGCGTTAGACGCAGAGGTAGAAGCAGAGCTAGCAGATGTTGAAGCGTTAGAAGCTGACGTTGAAGCAGAGCTAGCAGAGGAAGCTGCGTTCGTTTCACTAGTTAAAGCAGCAGCAGCACTTGCAGCAGCAGCAGAGGCATAACCACTAGCAGTACCAATTGTGCTGTCTACATACGCCTTGGTAGAAGCGTCAGTGTTGCTGGTCGGTGTTGCAAGGTTTGTGATCTTAAAGCCGCCCAAAGACAGGGCAGCTTGCATTGCTTGAGTGCCGTTCCGAAGAACAACAGTTGCGTTGTTGGTTGAAATTTTGCTGTCTACACGATTATCAACAGCACCAGTAGTAGGAGCGTGAGCGTTATCAGAAAGCCAGGTTTCACTGCTACCAATAAAACCAGCAAGAGCACTCAGGTCACCACTACCAGTAGTTAAAGCACCATAGGTATCCGAAAACTCTTGAAGAGCAAATCGGTTCTGTTTATCTGAGTTATTAAGATCTTGTGCCGTTAGTGTTGAACCAGCTGTAAAGCTGACACTGGCATCAGCAATATCAGTTGTACGAGTAATAACAACTGTGGCACCACTAACAGCAGTACCAAGCACAATGGCGGTACCAGCAGTATTAAAGGTGTAATCAGTACCTTGGGTTTTGAGAATACCGTTAACGGTTACAGCAATATCAGCTTGCCTTAGGTATTGAATAGAATTGCCACTGCTATTAGTAAGGGCAAACGTTGTACCAGAAGCACTGGTGTAAGTGACTGATGCGTAAGCCATTACTTAGAAACACCTTTACTAATCATTGTAGGTTGTAAAAAAGGTTTCATTTTAAGCGCAGCATTTCAACAAGTTGAGGTTCAGCTTTGTACTGCTGAGGACGCAATTTACCAGTTTTGGAATCAGGAATTAGGTTTTTGCCTTCAACCCACCGATTCTTTTGGAAATTAATCTCATTGGCAACGTAGCTTCTCAGCATATTACCTGCAGCATCTGTAGGAGTACCCCGTTCCCAGTTAGCGTTTTTACCCCTAAATGGGCTTGTAGCTTTAACTGCATTTTTGTAGTCAGCACTATTAATAATGCTGTTAACAAAAGAATACATACCAACGTGAGTTTTGTTGGGATCAAAAGGATCAAGAATTAAAGCTTCTGAATTTAGAAAATGATTAAAGTTATTTACAGCTGTTTTACTCAATTTAACTCCGTTTGATTTTAAGAACAGATCAGTACCAGGAGGAGCTACAAGGTTATCACGCATGGCTTGGTACACACGATCATCAGTATTGGCATAAAACGGCATAAAACGCTCTGTGACGGCTTGAATGGGATAAGCCAGTTGAGGCAGCTTGGCGTAAGAGAGAATCTCTCCAGGCTTGCCGTACCAAAGAGCTTGACGGCTAGCTGCTAGCTTTTCAGGATTATTAGTTAGCCAAGCTTCAACAGCCTCTTGTGCAAGCACCAAACCGTTATTTTCAAGGCTAGGACCAAACAAACCAAGCAAAGTATCACCAGCCTCTGTAAGACCAGCCATTATTGATTTATCAAGGCTTACAGCTTGAGCCTTTCCATCCTTTTTCTTGTTGAAAGCAAACTGCTTTTGATAACGACTGACGGTATCAGCAGGTTTACCAGGACGCAAACCACGGACAATTTGTTTTGTCAGTTGCTGATACGGGTTGCCATATTTTGTTGCAAAGTCAGCTGCAAGTTTAAACAAAGGAGCCGTATCACCATCTCCAGCTTTTGACAAAGCTTCGTTAAAACGATCTGTACCAGCCAAAGCAGGTGTATCCAAAATCATATTGGATTGAATAGCAAGAACCATACCAAAAAATTGGTTAATAGTACTGTTTGGTTCAAATTGAGTAAGATCTCGCATAGTTGATTGAGCAGCGAGAGTTGCGCCAAACATTGGAAACAAATAACGATAATCAATTGCTTGTTCGCCAATAAAAGGAATATTTGCTTTTAACGTAAACGGAACATCTTTTAAAGCAAATTTGTAAGTCTGACCTTGCCCCATACTTGAAGTAATTTCAAAATCACTATTCCAAACCATTTGGAACGCAAGGAAGTTGTAGCCAAGAGCTAGCGCTAAAGCCTGTTGAGCTCGTTGGCGAACAATTGGATCATCACTGGTGTACTTGCTTTCAAAATCAATAATGTTCTGTAGTGTTTGAGGGTGCTTTTGACGGAGATAAGCTGCAACAGTTTCTGGAAGATTTTTGCCAACCAAAGATGCAGTTGAACGCAAAGCATCTGCAGCACCAATTCCGATTTCAACACCAGTAGCAACGGTTGAGGCTTGTTTAAGGAAATTTAAAGTTTGACCAGTCGCAGGCATCATATAAGAAGCAAACGCAGCAATTACTGGATTTTTATTGTTTTGCAAACTTTGAATTGCATC